GATTGGCGCGGCAAATAGGATTACGCCGCCCGCGATGTCATGCGGGCGAATTGATTTGATGATTGCGATAAGCTCGGGGCGGGTCATTGCGTGGCCTCCAAAAGAATTGGAAGCCAAACCAAATAGGACATTGAGCCGAATAGATGCAGCAAGAATAAGCAAGCGGCTATTTTGTGTAATATGGGCATCATGCAGCCTATCCGTGCGCTTTATGTAGAATCAAATTACGCTTGCCGGTAAGCTTGCGGCCGATGGCTAAAGCTGCGTCGCGTATAGCGCTTTCACCACGGCCGCCAAAGCGTTTGTCTAAGGCAATGCCAGCGTTTGCAATGGCCTCGTCTATTGCTGCGCTTTCCTTGCAGTAGCCGCTGCCGGTTGCCTTGCCATAGCCTGACCCGTGGTTATCAGCGCTATGAAACCAAGCGCAACAATGAAAGGTGTAACCGGTTATATAAGTGCGAAAAATTGCAATACTTCGGCCTGTCTTTGGCTCTATCACGGCCAGCTCACTGGAAAAGCCGTTATTGACGCGCTCACGCTTTGCGCCTATTTCGTTGTCTTGCAGGTTGACTGATAATACTTTCATTTTATTTGTCTCCGTGTTTTATGTTGTTATATCTTAGTGATATCTGATTGCTATCATGTAGTCAAGTGTAAATTTACTGACGCATGGCAAGGCAGCGCCGTTAAGCGCTGCTAAGCGATGGGTCATGCGAGCCATTGAATCTCTTTTGTTTTCGCGTCCTTAAAGATTGCAGAAGCTAAAATCGAGCGCGCATAAACTTGCTTAGAAGCGCTGCCTAAATTGGCCGTGGGGAAGTCTTCTTCTGCCAGCGTGATACATCCCATTTCGCCGCTTTTACTGATAAACTCAGCACATGTGCCATTCCCAAAATCCGTAATTGTGGCGATGTAAACTGCGCCGTCTGCGATTGCGTTTGCAAAATAAGTTTTCATTATCTTTATCTCCGTGTTTTGTGTTGATATCCAAGAGATATCATAGAGATATATAGAGTGCAAGCATAAAATGCAATCAAATGCAAAAAAAGTGACGCGCAACACAGTGAAGCGTCACCACACAGACGCGCGCGCGAATACGCATTTTTTACCAAATGGTCAAATTTTTACCGACTGGTCAAAAGCACATTCTGGCGCGACTCAGGCACAACATGTTGTGTTATGCATAGCCATGCGCTGCGATCATAGCGTAAGTCATTGATATTAAACGCACTTAACATAATAATTATTATGCGCCATGCCTTTAGCCATGCACCAGACGCAACACGGCCAGCTTTTACAGCTTGCAGGCGCAAAGCCCCCCCCGCCAAAGCTTTCTGCCGGTAGTGTTATTATTATACCCTCACACACACAAATCCTGCACCCCCCCTGCACCCCCCTTGCCATCCTTCGCCGCCCCACGTAAAATTTTGCAAAATTTGGGGAAAAGCAAATGGCGGGCAGAGCGTTAAAAAAGCGCATACTAAGCGATGTGGCCAAGCGCGGTGGCATAGACTACATAACGGACAAGGTTGCATCAGGCGTGACTTTGGCCAAGCTTGCTGAAGAATATAAGTGCAGCAGGTCTTACCTAAGCGCGGCCATTAATTCTGTGCCGGACTACCGCGAGGCTTTGGAGCGCGCTAGGAAAGACAGCGCCGATGCTTTTGTTGAGGAAGGCTTGGCCATATTGGATGATCTTACGCACAAGCCTGACCTATCATCGACTGACGTTAGCTTGGCGCGTGAGCGTGTTCATCATCGCCGGTTTATGGCAGGCTCTGCGAACGCTGACAGGTACGGCACAAAGCCTTCGGCTCAGGTGACGATTAGCTTGGGCGACATGCATTTGGATGCGCTGCGTAAGAATAGGTCAAGCATTATTGACGTTACGCCGGAGCCAGACAATGAGTGAAGCGCAGGCAAAACTGATGAAGGATTTTGTGACGCGGTACGCGCAAGATCCTGTGCGTTTTGTTAGGGAGATGCTTGGCGCTGAGCCGCTGCCATATCAGGCAGAGTTTTTGCAAGCCATTGCGGCTGGCGAGCGCAAGATTAGCGTAAGGTCTGGTCATGGCACGGGAAAGTCCACATCCGCGTCTTGGGCTATGCTTTGGTTTTTATTGTTGCGGTTCCCGAATAAGGTTGTTGTGACTGCGCCAACCAGCGGCCAGCTTTTTGACGCGCTGTTTGCCGAGCTTAAACGTTGGATAAATGAGCTGCCTAAAGAAATATCGCAGCTGCTTACGGTGAAGTCGGATCGCGTTGAGCTTGCCGCTGCATCGTCAGAGGCGTTTATATCGGCCCGTACCAGTCGTGCAGAAACGCCAGAAGCATTGGCTGGCGTTCACTCAGAGCATGTTTTGTTGGTTGTTGATGAAGCCAGCGGTGTGCCTGAGAAGGTGTTTGAGGCTGCTGCTGGATCAATGTCGGGCCACAACGCGACCACGATACTTTTGTCTAACCCGACCAGATCCAGCGGAACGTTTTACGAAAGCCAGACAAAGATGGCATCTAGCTGGTGGACGCGTCGGTGGTCATGCGTGGATAGCCCGCTGGTGTCGGAAGAGTTTGTTGACGAGATGCGCGTGAGATACGGCGAACAATCTAACGCGTTTTTGATAAGGGTCATGGGTGATTTTCCTCTTGCCGACGATGATACGATTGTGCCGTATCATTTGGTGGAGAGTGCTATGAAGCGTGATATTGAGCTTGCGCCGAATGCGAAGACTGTGTGGGCCATAGATCCGGCAAGATTTGGTAGCGATAGGACGGCGTTTTGTAAGCGCGAGTCTAACGTTATAACGGAAGTTAAGTCGTGGCAGGGTTTGGATCTGATGCAGACCGTGGGGAGGGTAATGGCTGAGTATGAGGCGTTGCCGCCCAGCCAGCAGCCTGATGAGATACTTGTAGATAGCATTGGCGTCGGCGCTGGTGTGGTTGATAGGTTGCGTGAGCTAGGCGCGCCTGTGCGTGGTGTGAATGTTGCTGAGGCTCCCAGCATGGGCGAGACATATAATAATTTGCGTACTGAGCTGTGGTTTAAGACAAAGGCGTGGCTAGAGGATCGTTCGTGTAAGCTGCCGGAAGATGATGACTTGCGGGCTGATCTAACTGCCATACGGTATAGCTTTACCTCGTCCGGCAAGATGCAAGCCGAGAGCAAAGATAGCATGCGCAAGCGTGGCTTGCGTTCGCCGGATTTAGCTGATGCTGTTTGCTTGACTATGGCGTCAGATGCAGCAACGGCACTGTCAGGCCCGATGATGTCTTGGCGTGGCGCGATACGCAGAAACTTGCGCGGTATAGCCTAATCTTGCTCAATATGTTACGCTGCGCGTAATTTATGGAGATTGTTTTGATGAAAACACCGAAGTTTAAGCCTTGTAAGGGCTGCCCGACACCCGCCGCATGCAAGCGCGCTGGAACGTGTATGGCGAAGAAGCGCATGGGCGCTTACTAGTGATGTGGACGGCGCTGCTTTTGCTTTGCAGCGTCGAGGGTAACTGCTTTTCGTTTGGCAGCCCTGTGATGCAGAGCGAGAGCCAGTGCATACAGTCCATACCAAGCGGGCTGGAATACGCGCGGCAGATGTTTCCTGCGTATCGCGCAACAGATTATCAATGCGTCCAGTGGGGCGAAGGAGCTTAGAATGCCGAAGAAGGGTTTGTACGCTAATATCCACGCAAAGCGTAAGCGCATTGCTGCTGGGTCTGGCGAGAAGATGCGCAAGGTAGGCAGCAAAGGCGCGCCTACCGCGAAGGCGTTTAAGAAATCAGCGCAGACCGCAAAGAAGAAATAGCATGGCGCGCACCAAGTCAGAGAAGATTGCAGCAGCGAAGAAGCGCCACGGGTTCACGGCGGTAAATAAACCGCGACGCGGCGGGCCGAAGAAGTTTGAAGTGCTGGCGGTTGAGGGCGACACGGTGAAGAAGGTTAACTTTGGCGACCCCGCCATGTCCATCAAGAAGGATCAGCCTAAGCGCAAGGCGTCCTACTGCGCACGCTCCGGCGGCATCAAGGGCAAGTCGAGCAAGTTGAGCGCGAATTACTGGTCGCGCAGAGCATGGGATTGTTGATATGGCGACCATAGACATATTTAACCTGTCGCCGCGCGACTTTAATCTGCAGATGCAAGAAGAAGCGATGTATCGCACGCCTGCGGAGCTTGACGAGCTGCGCCGCGAATACCGCAATCGCAACAGCATGGCAGGCAAGCTGATGGGGCTGCTTGCGCCGGAAGAGGGCAAGCGTCGGTCTACGTTTCTGCCGGTAGACGCGCCGCAGGGGATGTCTATATTTGACGCCTTGCGGTCTGGCCAAGCAACGCCTGCCGTGCCGCAGGGTTTGGTGGATCTTATTACCGGCGGCACGCGCGGCGTTGAGTCTGCTAGAGAATACGCGCAAGGTGTGCCGCCACGCGCAGACGCCTTAAACGATGCGCTTGCCATGGCTGGCTTGGCCATGACTGGCGGCGGCGTTGCCGCAAGCGCATTAAGGCCAACGAAGACATCTCTGCCAAGCGCCCCGAAAGAACGCGGAGACATGATCCTAAACATGCTGAAGGAGGGTGAGGCTGCCAACATCACCGACGACATGTTTGACATGGGCGACAGCGTAAAGACAACGCAGCTAAACCAGTATCTGTTTGAAAATTACGACTTGCCGATGGATGCAGATAGCCGCAGCTTACGGCTGTTCCAGATGGGATATAGGCGCGAGGGCATGCATGGCACGTCAAAGGAGCGAGGGGGAGAGTTTGACGACGAGACCCCTGATATATTGGCCTTCAGGCCGTCCGAGCATGGTGCGATTGGAAGCGGTGTTTATGTTGACCCACTTTTAGATGGCCGCATAGGAGCATCACAATACTTTGCGGAGCCAAATCGTCTTGAAGGTGGTGAATCTGGAGCATACTATCCAATCTTGACTAAAGGTAAAATGATGCCTAGCGGAAATTACAAAAGTATGTTTTCGCAAGCCTTAGAGGATCTTGGTAAAAGTGGTGATAAGAGTTTTGAAGCTAGAAAGGCTGCAGACCGCTTAGTAGCGCAAAGAGTTGCCGAGCAAGGCTTTTCTGGCATGGGTGATATTGGCGAATACACAATTATTGACCCCGCCAACATCCGCTCCCGCTCTGCGCGTGCCGACCCCAGACTGGCGCACTTGTCCAATATTATGGCCGCCAACGTTTCAAAACCTGTTGGTCTTTTAGTTTTAGAGCAGCAAGCTAGAGGCAACCAAGCTCTTGGCGATTTATTCAAAAATAGTGGGATTGACATAAACACGGCAACAACCCAGCAGATCCAAAGCATTTTAGATCAAGCCGAGAGACGTGGCATACTAGACCCGCGATCAGCATTTAACCTCAAGAGAGGATTGTTAGACTAATGCCCATAACAACATATGCAGAGCTGCAATCTAGCATCGCAGACTTTCTTGACCGCGATGACCTGACGAGCGTCATCCCGACGTTTATTTCTCTGGCCGAGGCAGACATGAATCGCCAGATACGCCACTGGCGTCAGGAGAAGCGCGCCAACGCCAACATTGATACGCAGTATAGCGCCGTGCCGTCTGACTTCTACGAGGTCATACGGATGTATATTACCTCGGGCAACACGCAGCCGCTTGAGCTGCTAAGCCAGTTTCAGCTGCTGGAGCGCAAGCAGCGCACGGCCAACGCAACATACGAGCCGCGCTACTACGCGATCACGGCGGGCGAGATCGAGGTGTTTCCCGTTCCCGATGGCACATATGCGACGGAGCTATATTACTACGCCAAGATCGGCGCGCTGTCAGACAGCAACACGTCTAACTGGCTGCTGGAATACTTCCCCGACGCCTACCTATACAGCTCGCTTGTGCATTCTGCGCCGTATTTGAAAGACGACGCGCGCATCCAAGTTTGGGCGTCTTTGCAGGCGAACGCGATTGGTGGTATAAATGCAGACAATGATAAAGCGAAATTTGGCGGGTCTGGTCGCCGCATGAAGATAAAGGCGTATTGAGATGAGCTTCACCAACACCTTCGAGACAACCGTCCTGACATGGGCGTTCACCACCAACAGCGCGACACGCCCGACCGAGTGGCACACCGCGCTTTACACTGTTGCGCCTGACGATACTGGCGGCGGCACAGAGGTATCCGGCGGGGGCTACGCGCGGCAGGCTACGGCGTTCACCGTGTCAGGCAACACGGCCACAAATAGCGCCGCCGAAGAATGGCCCGTCGCCACGGCGGGATATGGCACCGTTGTTGCTGTGGGGATCTTCGACGCGTCATCTGGCGGCAATCTGCTGGCCTACGCCAACCTGACCGCCAACAAGACGATTGACACGGGCGACGTGTTCCGTATTCCTGCGGGCGATCTTGACATCACGCTAGACTAATGACGTATCGCAGCGGCTACGGGCGAAGCACCTACGGCAGCTACAACTACGGCTTGGACGGCGCTATTATTGGCGCCGCCTCCATTGTTGCCGTCACCTCTGCCACCGCCGCCGCGTCTGTGCGAGTTCGCGGCGCTGCGTCAATCATCGAGACGGTTACGACGACAGCGTCTGCTGCTGATCGCGTCCGAGAGGGTAGCGCCACCATTGCCGTCGCCGCATCTGTTGCGGCGTCTGCCACGCGCGTCAGGGAGGCGTCTGCCACGATTGCGGCGTCTGCCAGCGTTACGGCTGCGGCTGAGCGCGTGCATATTGGCTCCGCTTCCATATCCGCTGCTGCATCTGTTGCTGCTTCTGCTGAGAGGGTTCGTGATGGCGCTGCTGCGATTGCTGTGCAGGCGTCCACAACGGCAAGCGCCGTTGCGATATTCGAGGACAGCGCCACCGCCGCCTGCGTAGCAACTGTCAGCGCCACATGC